ACATAAGCCTGGTCAGGGTCTGTATCGGGAACGTCTGGAATGCCAGGGTCGGCAGGGTCAGTCCAACCGCCATTGATACGCAGTTTACCAGCCTCCCCTGCGGCTACATCGAGCTGAACAACGTCCTCAACCCACGCACCATTGGACCGAGCGTACAGTTTACCATCAGCAGGCGGCTCAGGGAATGGGCCGCCAGCTATAATCTCCCAGGCCGCATCCTGCCTGCCATACAGGTTGCCATCTACTGGCGCGTCTGGGATACCACCTCCACCGCCGCCATCACCAGTAACTTGCACCCAGTCGGCGGCGTCAAACGTTGCCTTGCTGGTAGTGGACACTTGGCAATAGTACAGATTGCCGTTGTAGAAAACAACATCGGAATAGTTGTAGGTTACTGGTGCGGGCATAAATGGGGCAACACCAACAACATGCTCGTTGAGCACGATATAAGCCATGATTGGCCTCCTGGGTAAGTCGGGCCTGGGCCCTACTGTCGGTCAAGTACGCTTCAGGCTGGTGCAGATGTAAGCTGTGCCTTCAGTACGAACCTTGGGAGGCTGGTGCCTACGGTACTCAAACGTCTGAACATAACCATCAGTTTCAAGCGCAATGTCAAGCTCCGTAGTGTCTTCACTTTCAGTACCGCCAAAGTATAGAGTTCTGAATGCTGGAGATGGCGGGGGTGTTTGACCGGTGGGGTCCACCGTTCTAACATGCTCCACCATTACGGTCTTGCTAACTGCGCTCATAGCTACTATTATGTCGTAGTAGTGCTAGGCCACGTGTAGTTCTAGCTCTGTGGTAAAATCACTGGCGGATATATGGTGCGTGCAAGACATTACCAGTGCCCGCTTTGGAGTAGACAGCGCCTGGTTTACCAGTTTGGGCAGCGACACCCATACTGTGTATCCTGCAAATAACGTGGGCACGCAATAACTGGTCAGAGTCAATGTCTTGCTGGTGCGTTTGTAGACTGTAAGCATAGATGTAGCTAGCTCGTCCATGGCCCTGTTCTTGGTGTCTTGATCAACGGTGACAGTCTCTACCATATAGCCAATATTTCTGATAGTAACAATATCCTTGGCTGTGGCTATCTTTCTGGTAGTCTTCTTGCCCTTGCTCTTATCACGCACCACCTTGATAACGCTCGCAGTTTTCGAGTCTATCTCTGTCTTGTATTCCCAATCGCTCAAGCTGGTGCTTGGCGCAAATAGCAGCTCAGACTGAAACTTGGTTATGGGGTACAGACCTACTTTACCCAGGTTATCATGTATAAAATATAATATACCAGTTTTCTTCAGATACTCATCTTTGGCCCAGACCAGGGCAGAAAATAGCGACTCCCCAGTAAATGCCTTGGCTGGCAGTTTGGTTTTCTTGTCAAATGCTTTCCCCTGACTGGCCGACAGTGCTTTGGTTGCGGTACTGTACACTTGCACCTTCTCAGCGCCGCCCCAAAACATACTACTGATCGTTTTACAGAAACTGTACAAGCCAACCTTCTTAGTAACAAAATACTCTTTGCTGCCTAGGTATCGGGTCTTATCGTACGCAACTATGGAACAATCCTGCTCTCTGTGGCTCACAGAAAACACATACCCTCTAAACACTAGCGTGTTTTCAACATAGATATATGTTCTGGCGCCGTTGTGAACATTGTTCATCATACCTGCGGGGTCTGTGAAAGTCATATTAGCCGACCCTGCCTGCGCATCAGCAATGGTAGTAGTTATTGTTAGGTCACTCAAAGCATCAGATGCGTCTATAGAACGGTAACCCATTTGTTTACGGTATGGTTTATTTACCTGGCCCTCGGCGTAAAAATCTTGGAACACTACTTTTACTTTTGGAAGCGCCCCAGAGCTGTTAGATACTGCCATCAACCCTTCCCCTTGATAGAACTAGCATCAACCCATCCCTTACCCTTTACATGCCATTTGTGCTTGGCCCGGGCAGAATAGTTGTCAAGAACATACGTACCGCTAAGTTTCTTCATAGTAGTGGTGGTGCTGCTGGACTTCTTGTAAACCTTCCCGCTAATCTTTGCTTTGGCTCCCTTGAGCGGAGACCAAGACACAGTAACACCATTGGACTTTATCTTTAGCGTACCACCCAGCTTGGCATTTACGGTTTTCTTAGTGATAACTGCCTGCCGGGCTTCAGTAAGGGTCAAATCCATTTCTATGTGATTGCCAATGCCTGGCCCGGCTACTGAAAATGAAACGTCTGAAATGTACACGTTCCTCGAAAACTCTGTAGCGGCTTTGCTGGCGCCAAACGGATTGGCTATGATGAGCGTAAACGCTAGGCCAGAGTCCATACCTGCAAGGAAAGCCTCAACGATGCTCATCGCGTCAATCAGACCCCCACCATTGGCAGCGACAGCTATATTATTGGTAATAGCGGCGCGCTTAGACTGAGAAACACCGGTGGAGTTCAGTGCGGCCAGCGTAGACTGTGCTATGTTAACCATCCACGGGTCAACTTCTTGCGGAATAATGGCGTTTATCGTTACTGTCAGCGGCATTCCGCGTCTAGGTACCGCAACTTGTGTCAAGGGTATAGAATCAAAAGTGCTAACCCCTGTTTGCTGCTGTATGGAGATTGAGCTGATTGATGCAGGCGTAGCTAGCGCCATATCACTACCCACAAGTAATGCAAAAACTGGTATATCGGTGGACGACATGCTAACTTACTCCTGCTATAGAACACGAAACATCATACTGCACATAAGCGGTGGTAATGACGTTTGACCCTGGGTACAACAGCGCCACGGCAAGCATGTCCACTGCGGAATCCACTCCGCACAACACAGCACCGCTAGACAAGAATATGAGCTTGAACCTGGCTGCAACGACACTCTGTGGCTTACTTCTGTATGTCAAATACTCATAGTACGCTAGCTGCATATCAGCCGCAGAAACTTGAATGTTGTTGCCACCAAACGAAAACACGCTAAACTTGCCAACTATGGGGAACCTAATACCAGCTACTCTCCAGTCGCCCATTTCCAATATTGCCCGGCTCATAATCATTTGGGTAGCGACAGATACGGGCATATACTCAGTTGGGCGGGTAAACACCCCTATGTTCACTGTGTGCAGAGTCTCAGACGGGTCAACAAAAATAATCTCTACCTGCGGTTCATCCGCCGCCGCAGCCGGCCAGGTCTGTACATTAGCCATATGTGCTCCTTCACCCCAGTGAGTTGCTAGATGAACTCAACAACGCCTTCTTTATTTGCCCAACCAGTTGCTCCACATCTGCTTGCGAGCGAACTGTATCAATCTTGACCTCTACCGTTGAACCATTGCCAGTATTAGCCACGTGCTTGAGCATGGCTAACTGTGTACGCCACTGTTCCTGGTTTTTCACCTCTGGACGTATGGCCTTGTCTGAGTACTTCTTGGTGGAATGACTCAACCGTACAGTTCCAGTAGCGTAACCTGGAATGCCGAAAGTCTTTTGCAGCCACTTGGTATCGTGCGCATTGATAACCATGCTGTTAGTATCAGGTACGATAATCTCAGGCCCGCGTTCGCCAACCAACCACGGTGATCCACCCTGCGCGAAACCACCAGAGGCGCTAGAACCATCAGTGGACTTTTTACTGGCAGCGCTCGAGGCTGTGGGCGCTCCAGTCACAGACGACACACCAACATTAGAGGCGTTGGTCTTTACATTTATAACCACGTCTCTGCCGTCATAAGAAAGAACCTCAAGTATCTTGGTTTCAGCTGCATCTATAGCTGTCGTATCGGCATCTACTACCACTTTAGGATTGGCATCATCTGCAGCATCGCTAACTTCAAGTATAGATTTCTTAGTCTCATTGAGCACCTTTATACCTTCGACTCCAGCCAGCTCGGTGAACGACTCACCGGCAAGCGTTAGCGAGGTGGCCATTCTCTCCATATTGGCTATGCCGGCTTTGGTTCCATCATTGAACAACTCCAGCTCACCAGTAGCCATATTGACCGCAGCGCCAGCATTCTTTGCCTCGTTTACGAACATCGTTCCGTTTTCACCGTACGTTCCGGTAAAGATCTGCGACATCTTCCCGTTCTGTATTTCTGCCGCGTTACCGAGAACCTCTATTGCGCTTATGCCCTCTTGGACTGCTGCCGATAGTATAGTATTATCGGAGATTGGAGAGAACGCACCCATGATAAAAGCTTCTTGAGCTTCGGACATTTCGCCATAGTTTTTAACTATAGCATCTTTGACTTTATCGTACGCAGCTTTGATGTGCTTAGAAATAAAATCTGCGCTCTTGCCCTCATTTAGCCATGCGGCAGCCGCATCTGAAGTGGCCTGGGCCACTTCCCCGACATAGCTCACTATGCTACTAGCCGCAGCTGAGCCCTTATACTCCATATCGGTAAGTGTGCTGCCCTTCAATATATCGTCCATGGTGCCAGAGCCTAAAGCTTTATTTACATCTTTACCAGTCTGGTCCATTAACTTGGCAAATGTCACCTCGTTATTGCTCTGAGAGACCAGAGCTTTTGTCGCCGATGATGCGTCTTGTATGGCATTAACATAGGCTTCCATGGCCGTAGTGGCCGCATCAGTAGCACTTTTAGCATTGCCGATGTCTGTGGCTAGCTGGGCGTTTTTCACAGCAGTGCCTACTCTGGCAGCTGTGGTATACGCTTTACTTGCGATTATACCGTAGTCCTGGTGCAGCTTATTTAGTTGCGTCTGCGCAGCAATAGCATCCTCAGTATAGGCCAGCTTACTGGTGCCACTTACAGAGTTAGTATATGTGCGTTCTTTCTTTTCTGCTCGCTCTGCTAGCTTCTGGTACTCTTCAGTAGCTTCCAGCCTAGCTAGGGCATCCTTCGCGTAATCTTCTGTGCTCACCCCGGCCAAGTTAGCCGCTATTCCCTTGCTGACAGTGCTGGTTAGGAAACTATTAGCGTTTGTTCCCATAACCTCATTGAAAATGTCTTTGTAAGACGACAGCGCATCTACTTGGGCTTTCACCTGGTTCTCAAAGTCGCTGCTGACAATGGCGTTGCCTATCTCTATGCTTGACATCGCTCGGCCTAGGGTCAGTACTCTTGAAGTTAGGGTTTGTATTCCAGTGTCGGACTCCATCCAAGACTCGGCGGTTTGTATTTGGGCAGATTCTATGGCGTTAGTTATACCCTCAACGTGATCTTTTATCTCCTGCTCTGCATTTGCGGCAGCAGAGGCTTGTTCCATAAACCATGTCACAATATAGGTAACTCCCATAATGATGGCCAAGGGCAAAAATGTTGCCACCAAGCTAGCCATAACGCCCTGCATGGTTATACCAGCCGCACGCATCGAGGCAGCCATGCCAGCCCAGGCAGCCTTGAACACACCCGCACCTGACTTGACAGATTTGTTCATATTATTGACGCCACTAGTCACTGCGGAGGTGAGGTCGGTAATCACTATCTTGTTGTTTCCAACCGCGCCATAGCTAGTGTTCAATGCTTTGTTAGCATTTATGACCGCAGTTTGTGTGTGGGTTGTCTCTGAGGCTAAGTCTTTTGTGGCGTTCTGTAGGTTTTTGATGCCCGCTACGGCCTCATTGGTTTTACCAGCACCCATACCAGTTTGGCGCATCGCAACAAACTCGTCTTTTGCGTACGTAGCAGCTATTTTAATAGAGTCTAGTTGCGACTTGAGCTTTTCCCATATTTCAATCAAGGGCTTAATGTCTAGCGCGCCCTTGAACTTCAATATAGCCCCGGTCGCTAGTGCTATTCCTGCTGGTAAGTTGACTTGGAATATGTTGAGCACTGGGGATAAAACTGCGATAAAGTTTTTTATCCCAGAGCTGGCCATACTTAAGACGGTATTGAACGCAGATTCTACGACTTTCACGCCGTTCAGTAGCGCTTGGCCGATGTTATCACCCCAACCCATCTCAGACACGAACGTATTACCTTCAGAGATAATCTTCTGCCACATACGGGTAAAAGCAATGTTTACGTTGTTCAGAGACGAACCCATCAATGAGCCCATCTCTTTACTCATACCACCGTACTGCTTCTCGATTTGTGCCAAAATCAGATTAGCACCCTCAGCGCCACCAATCTGCTGGGCTCGCTGTAGTTTCTGTACCTGAGTGACAGTCATTCCCATGGCATCAGCCAGCAACTGCCATGCTGGGATATTATTGTTGGTAAGCTGGCGCATTTCCTCAGCAGACAGCTTCACCTTCATCTGCATCTGCGTCAATGCTCGAGTGACAGACTTAGCCGTGTCCTCAGAACCACCGGCCATAGCGGCGGTAATGTCTAGGACCGCTTCCATGTCTGTGAGCATCTCCGCAGAAGACTCGCCGGTAAACTTGAACTGCCGAGCAATCTCAGTCGCCGTATCTAATGCGTAGCTGGTTCCGGTAACGAACTCATTGACGGCGTTAGCATACGCTTCGCCAGTGTTAGCCAGGACATTCTGGGCGTCCATCGTAATCTCAAACGACTTCATAACGTCTATGCGCTCGATGGCGCGCTGGATTTGGTCCACGCTAATACCAAGCGCCCCTAGCGCGCTGATAGCTACTCCTGCAGCTTTAGATACAGTGCTGCCAAGAACTGAACCAGCGTTCTGCGCTAGCGCCGCAGACTTGGCTATGGCATCTAGAGCAGGAGAGACCTCATTTTGTAACTTGAGAGTCTCTATAAACGTCGACATACAATATATTATGTCGCGCTAGCTATTTTGCAAAATACACACTGCTAGCCTCGTTTGCCTGCTTCAGTTGCTCAGCTCTGCTCTTGGCCAGAGAGGCACCAAAACTGGTATGCTCTGAAGTAGTCCGTCCAGTAGAATCAGCAGGGGTTTTGCCCTTGGGTTTTGGCTGCTCCTCAGGAACAAACAAGAAACTCTTGGTTGTCTGCAGTGCCTTGAGTTGCTCATCCAACCCTGAAATCTTGCCCTCTTCATCTACAGAAATCTTGTCCAAGTCTAGCGCCTTGCTAGTAAGGTCATAGTCGTGAACCTTGTCAACCAGTGCCAGCTTCAGGGCTGTATCTTTACGCTGGTCCATCAACGCCTTCTCAGCAGTAGCGCGAGTCTTCTCATTCTCGGCTTTCAAGTCCTCAATCTGCTGTTTCAAGCCATCAGCATCAATCTTTGACAGCTTGTCCAACTGTGCATCACGCTCTGCGAGTTCTGCTTGCAGAGAATCACGCACGCTAATAACCTCGTCCAGTCTGGTTTTTGGTACAAACTCTTTGAGCCTGTCCTTGTACGCCTGCACCAGCTCAGTGGCAACAGACGCATCAATCCCTAACGCCTCAAGTTCTTCCTTGGTAAACTTCATGGTAATCCTTCCTTACGTTTACACTGATCTTATTATGTCTCAACCTACAGATATATTACAGTAGGAGTCAGCCCTGAGCCTTCTGCCGCTGCAGTAATATTGCTTGTCTGATTGATGGCATCTGGCAACGGCGTTCCGCCGAAAATATCAGGGTACCAAGTAATCCTTGGCAGCTTGAACCACGCCTCATAGGATGGCTCCTCTGGCATATGGTCAACGTTCACGTGCCCTTCAAACAATATAGGCACCTCCACAGTATTTGAGTTTTCAGGGAAGGGCACCGTGTACAGCACAACACCCTGGGCCTCAATATCGTTGCTGGGATAAATGAACCCTTCTACAACACAATCAACACCATCAATCTCGCGTACGCCGTAAAAATCACGGCTGATCTCTGCGGCAAAACAACTCACTGGTTCAGGGCGGCGCCTAACATCAGTTGGCGACAGCAGTGTACTATTCTCACAGATCATGTAAATCCTCCTACTTTGGCTACTGGTGTGAACACCAGATCAAACTTTTCCTGGAGCCGGCTGGCCATCAGGTTGATAGACGTTTCTAGCATATGGTGGCCTTCCCACCAGCTGCCATCGGGGGTTGTAAACCCGTGCTCCATATACCAAAAGTACGGCGCGTCATTCCAAATGGACGCATTACCGCCCCACTGGTTGCCGCCGTACCGCACAGAATAACTAGACCTGAGAGCACCTGTATCAATAGGCGAGTACTGCTCCGCCCGGGCTTTGGCGGTCTCAATCGCAGCCTTGGCTACCTTCTTACCACCATCACGGCCAGCTTTACCCATAGCTTCCAGCCGCATACGAAACTTACCAATCAGCTGAGTATACGCATCTACAGGCATCAGTACCACTCCTCTATCGAGAACGTTATCTCTATATGTGCTTGATACCAGAGAAAAGAGCCAATAATACCAGTGATGTCTACGATTTGGTTTTCTGGCCACACGCTCATGCGGTGCAGCACTACACGATCACCTGGCCGGCCAGGAAAATCAATATCACAGTAAATACGGTTGGTCTCACGCGTCACTGGTGGAACATTGAGCTCTTCAGTGTAAGCAGGGCGCTCATATGGTTCGCATGAACATGCTATACCGCTAGCTATCTCGACCCAAACGGTATCAGTGCTACCGTCAGGCTGAACGACTTCCTCCTGTCTGAACACGTCAACCGTATCACCCCACAGGTTACGCAACTGGGTGCGAACATTGTTATGCCAATCCCAAGCCATGAGGTCACTCCTTGGGTACAGAGGGGCGTATCGGCAGAGGTATGTGGTTGTCGCTCAACAACACTTCCAGCGCTTTGGTGTAAAGACGCTCAATCTCTAGCATCTTGTGCGCCTCATCCAGGGCCAACTGGCACATCTCCAACGCGTCTGAAACGTCCTTGTAACGGTCACTAGTACGCGACTCCAGTTCCAAGGCAGAGTTCAGCAGGGCCTGCGCATTGTCTACCTTCATTTTGGGCCGGCCCAACCAGTACGTGATAACGGCACTGAACGCCGAACTACCAACGATTGCTAGCAACAGGGTTTCTATATTTGTGTTCACTGCGCGTTCACCAACTTATCCCGTATAGACTTTTTCACCACTACAGAGAGCATAACTGTCTCTGCAATGCGGGTAACGCACAGCGAGTTCATGAAAACACACAGCGCCATGTTGTACACAGTCACATTGCCATTGACGATAGCAAACACTGTCACCAATGCAACCACAGCAGTGATAAATCCCAACAAGACACGCTCATACTGTATCTTGGTGCAGCAGGACGCGCTCAATGCGCACAGTAGTAACACCAGGGCAATGCCACCGGCAGGCAGGTAAACATGCGTTTCCAGCGCGCTTGTATGGTATCGACCAAGTGTTTCAAGCACCACAGCCACTGTGCCAAGTATTAGCGCTGCATAAGTAACAATACCGCGTAAACGATATACTACTGCAGTGTAACTGGACAGTGACGGTGCGTGCATGATACTACTCAGCATCCATAGAAGCTGCAGGCTCGTCCTCGGCAACTGCCGCTGTATCCTCTGAAGCAGGGGCGGGTTCGGCCACAGGTTTCTTGGTTCCAGACTTGCGCTTTTTGGCTCCCATCATCGGAGCGTCCGATACGACGCCGGTCAAGGTAGGGATTGGCGCTTCTGTTACCGGCTCTACCTGCTTGGTCTTATTGTGGTTAACCTTTACAGGTGTGATAACGGGCTCTGCTTGCTTATTGGTAATAGGCGGATCATAGCCATCATGACCAGCGGCGATATAGGCGTAATATTCCTCGTCAGGGACATTGATAACCCTGCCTCCTGGCTGCCACTTACCATCCTTGATGATGGCGGTGTTCAGTTTTACTTTAGCCATAGTAGAATCCTCACTCTAGTTTGTCGGCTCCTGTAAAAATCACGGTCACAGCTGTATCGGCTGCGGTTTCTGTGAGACCATACAGCTGTGTAAGCTTTTCTGCTGCTTTGATGGCATTGTCTACCGCAACCCCAGTACCCCGCTGGCGGTACGCAGCTTCACTGCTCAGCATATCTTTGGCCGAGTTTATAACCTCTGCGTAAAATGCTATGGCGTCCTCGCGAGTCCATTGCGGCAACTCAAAGTCATTGGTTTTCTCGGTCTGTAGCAGGGTACGCACTGCGTTTTTGAGCTCCAAAAAGTCAGGATTACTCTGATACTTGCGATGTTGCTCACGGTAGTCAAACCAGTTGTTGTTGTTTGGCAGTAGGCTTTCTCCTGGGATGCGGTTGTCTGACTTGACAAACCCGTAAAACTTATCCGCCTCCCGCAGGTTGATCCAGCCAAAACTGGGCTTGACCAGGTCTTTTAGTGCATACAACACTTCACCTGGATCCCACTTGTTATCTTCAGCTAATGCTTCCAGCGCCTTGTAATCAAATGGGGGTAACTCTGCGCTTATTGCTTTACACACACGCGACAGAGTAAGTACCATACTGTTATTATGCCGCGTAACATTATAATGCTACATACTACCAAGAGAATCGTTCACTACGAAGGTCTTCACACGCGTACCGCATGGCGTCCATTAGGTGGTCAGGCCCCACAGTCCTGCCAGAATAAATGCCATCTTCACGTTGCTCCCAACCGTAACTCATCAGCTCGCGCTCAAAGTTCCTGCAAGATGGATGTACAATGATGTGATAGCTTTGCAGCTTCTGGATACCAGCCCGGATAGAGTCACGACCCTTCTTCGCTGCCTCAATGCGATACAAACCTTCATTCCAGAGTTCATTAATCGTCTTTGGCTCCGCGGAGTCAGCCACAATCTTCACATTATTGTACTTCTGCAGCGCCACTGCAATCTCCTTGTTTGTCATACCATGCTGGTACAGCTCGTCATACACGTAGATACGACGGTTTGGCTCATCAGCCAACAGCGCCACAAATGCAGTTGGGTCCACAGAAAAACCAAAGTCAATCCCATAATGCTCTGTGTAAACCCGACTGCCGCCCTTCATCTTGCGGTACAGCTCCATATGGTCGAACTCTTCAACCGTCCAGTTGTTGTACACAAGGTCTCCGACTACGCCCCAAGCGCCAAATGCCTCTACCCTGGCGCGCTGCGGGAACCGCTCGATCATAGACCCGAACACTTCTTTGTCATCATCTGTCAGCCACTCGTTAGTGCGATAATCTGTCCGCAAAGCCAGCGTACTATGAGGGCGCTTGGTGTCACCAGTAAGGTCTTGGCAACACACATACGAACATGACGACTCAGCTGTCCCCTCTAGCGGGTCTGGAGGGCAGCCACAGTCAAAGAACCTAGATTTGAGCCAGCTCTGTGAGCTCCAAGGGTTGAACGTCAGGATAATCTGGGCGTACGCACCGGGAGGGAGCTCGCCGCGCAGTGACAAGTCTAGCTTGTTGAAATCGTCTTCCACAATCTGGAATGCTTCCTCAATCCAGATGAAGCATAGCGCCCCCGTGGCTGTCGTCAGCGAGGTGATGCCCAGCACATCATCTAGGCCCTTGAAGATGATTTGCTGCCCAGTAGGCTTATAGGTAATGGTCATCATCGTTTGGTTGATCTTCCACAGATGGTCTACATGCAATCGGTGGATAGCCCAGATAAGCTGGGCAAAAGTGGAGTTGCGGTGTAGTGAGGCGTACTTGCGGACTACTAGTGTGTGCGAATCAGGAATACGCATCATCTCGCAGATAATCTTCAGCGCCGCAGTCGTGGACTTTTTAGAACCACGGCTCCCCCTGCAAACTAGATAGCGGCCCTTCCAGTTCCAAAACTCTTTATACCCCCTACCAACAATATCCGGCAGGTAAATCTTATCTTCAACCATACCCTATAACTCTACATTTATACTTACCTGCGTTGCATCCACAGTGGTTACAGTTATGCACATGCTAACTTGGTCTGAGTCAATATCAAACTCCACAGAATCTACAGACACTACACGGTCCTCAACGCTCAAGCAATCAGTTATGCGCTGAGTTAGTATTGTCTGCACTATATTATCGGGCGCATTACCGATCAGATCATCAATGTACAGCCCGTAGTTTTCATCGTACACGCCAGGGAATGTACTCAGCGGTGTAGTCAACCGCTTGTAAATAGATTGCACGAGCGCTTCATCATCATCAACCATAATCCCATCAGTATAGCCGTCAAATGTAAGCGATGGGTAAAGCTCATCAGATGCCTCTACGTCAGCATTATTTATGCCATCAGGGTCAACCTGGTCTTCAGGAATGTATACGCTCATTACTCTCCAATGATACCGTCGCCATCACCATCACGCTGGGCCCTATTTCTAGACCTGCTACTAGACACAGAAGTTATAGCTTGCGCAGATGGTCTATTTTGCCCGGTAGCGCCCAAGTCTGCTATGTCCTCATTTGCACCCAGTGCCACGGTAGTGTACTCCAAACCAAGCTTCACCATCTCTTCACGCTGCGCCCTGAGCTTTGCCAGCTCACCTGCAGCATCAGCGATATACGGATGAAGCTGTAGGTAGGTTTCAGTGGACATAAACTTGACAGAACTATTTAGGTTGCCAATAACCTCGGTTTCGTTTACCAATGCGGAAGCAACAAAGTTGATATGCACGTCCGCGCCCTCGGGCCGGTCGGCCACACCCGCCTCGTCCATAAAGTCCATAAGTCTGAGTAGCGAGTGCCTAATCTCATTGCCAAACACGGCGCCATCAGCTTCCAAACCATTATACAGAAACCTAAGCGCAGTCCCAGATGTATCGCGAAGCTCCATATTATTGGTATCGACACCAGAACCAAAGTGGAAAATGTCGGACCTGGTCCTCAGTAGATGCGCTTCCACTGCGGCCACATTGATCGGCACCTCTAGCGCATCCACGGAGCCGTTATCTCTAACAAAAGCCACGTTTAGGATGCTTAGGTTTCTAATGAACTCCTCTTTGTCTGTGCCGTCATAGTTTTTGACCACTTTCAAGCTCTTGGGCGAGTCAAGTATTATGTTAGACAGCTCAGAGGTATGCAGATTGTAGTCATCGATCAGGGACCGTATTTGGTTGAGCAGCGGCTCTGCGGTAGGGTTGTACTTGAACGGAATCAGCGGAATCCCGCTGTCCCAGATGTACCCTTCCTCGCCAATATGAAAGTACGGGTCTGCCAGATCGTCGCCAGAGCCATCATCCCGAGTCCACTCAGACTCGCCAGTCGCAGCCGTTACAGTCTTGTGGTAACAACGCAACCCGTCCTGGGTGAAAATCTCTGCCTGGTGTAGCTCGTATTCTTCATCCGAACGATAATGCACAGTCTTATAAAGACGAACTGCCATCTCCAGCTCGGTCTGGTCTGCGTCCTTCCAGAACGGCATCACCTCCAGGGCGGGGATATGCTTCACCTTGAAGTTGCCTCGCTCGTCATAGTAGACTTGCAGCCAGCCGATTCCGCATACAATGGCGTCCTGCGCTACTGCCTTGAAAATCCTGTGAAAGTCATCATCGAAGAATGCTGTTAACTCACGGCTGTAAGCCTCAGACTCGGTGACGCACTTGAAGTTCTCAGAGAACATGTAACCGAGTTTCTGCTGTGTCAACGACCGCAGAAAATTGTGCTTGAGCTTCTGCTGTGAAAGCCCTGGAGACTTTACAGCACCGCCCCGAGTCCATATAGTACGCACCCGCTCCTCGATCTCAGCCCAGCCCAAATAATAAGCCACACCAGCTTGCGCGTTGCGAAACTCAGGGCTGGCGTGCCACTTGGGGATCTGCGCGTCTAAAAACTTGGGGAAACTCCCATGAAATGAAGTCACTTGGGGCATTAGTCGGTCTCCTCAACAAACTCGTTTGTAGTCAGCTCCTGCATAAATACATCTGGCGGGGTAGCTGCTGGTATATTGAGCATCTTGGTAATACCCAGAGAAAACGCCAGCGTATTGTCCTTGATGTCATAGCTAAGGCGTGTAACCTGTGCTGCCATACCAGTCTCGTACTCAATAATAGCAGACCTACCAAACTCCTCAGCCAATCCGAAAGCATAATCTTGTAACCGGGGTTGATTATTGCCAGGGTCGGGACAAGTTATCACGATTGTCACTGTCGCGACCATTAGAATCTTTTGGCCCGCTGTAGGTGAGTCCAGTTTTCTAGCAAAATCAGCAGACACCAGCAACAGCGCGTAGTCCGCGTTACTGGTGTTTTGTTTAGGTGGGTTCTGGTAAATCTTGAGATCAGGGAACGCCTGGTGAAGCTGCCAGGATACGCCGCTCAAGATAGAGATAGCCATAAGTTTATTATGCCGCGCTTCTGGTTCAGAGTTCTAACACGCTGGGCTGGGCAAGAATATCTGCCAGAGTGAGCGGCTCGGTCTGGGCGCACTGCTCCATCCAAGTCTTGAAATCCACCGGGGGTATCCGGTTAGAACTCTGCGCAGTTTGCTTGTTTATATCAGCATAGGCAGTCTCTGGCACCCTCTGTATCACGTGCTCAAACTCATCGTAGAACGCATGCGCAATACGCTGAGCCTGCATCATGTACGGATATGATTTGGGGTTCGCCCACTCAAAGTTGTGTATCATATAATACACTTGGTACAGGGTGGTGAGAGGCTCTTCGTCCTTGAGCTTGTTGTTGCGGTACAGGTAATCCGTCAGCTGGTAGAACTGAAACAGCCAACTTGGCAGTATGCGATACGAGTAGGACTGCCCGTTGGCGGTGGTGATAGATGTTGCAGTCTCATCATCATGCTTCCACACATACGCCATGTAATCAACCTGACTAATCTTGTCCGTCAAGCGTGCCAAGCGCTGTGTAACCCAATGCTCCTCATTCCAAACCTTGAACTCATTGAACCTAATATCATGGAGGTCAAGAAACTTGCGCCTGAAGAACATACCATGCACCCACGAAGGGAAAGCATGCCCCTGGGCGTACAACCACTTACCCTGGATCTTTAGAGGATTCAAGCGGTTGAACACAAAACAATCTGAACCCATTGGGTACGCGTCCTGTAAGAACAAGCTGAACACGTAATGGTTATGTAGCAGGTCCTCGATATCCATAAACCATACGTAATCGCCCTCGGTGTTATCCAACCCGTAGTTCCTTGCATCGCCAGGGCCAGTGTTCGTGGGCTTTACAAGATGTTTAGGCTGGCAGTTCTTGAACTGCCCCAAAAACTCCTCAGACAACGGCTCAGACTCTGGACCGTCAGAAACAATCAGAGTTTCAACCTCGCTCCAGTCTACGTTCTGCTGCATATCGATAGACTGCAAACTATCCTTACAACGGGCTTCATTCTCTTTGTAATGAGTAATAACGACGCTCAGCTTCATTTTAGGTTCCTCCCTCGCTTGGCATTCTTTCGCGCTTCCTCCTCATCTTTGATGTGCTTGTCAATGAAAGCCATCATGAGCCCCTTCTCTTTGTCAGAACAAGCAGCCCATTGACCGGGCATGATGTTATGACGACAAAACGCGTAGTACGCGTACAGAGTTTCAGGGTCACCGGCTTCTAGGAGTTTTTTGCCGCAACTTCTGCTAGCTCACTAGACTCAGCAACATCATACCCGCTCAGTTCTGTTACACGGTTGACCAGCTCCTGGATTTCACCAGGGCGGAAAAACTTGCCAATGAACTGGCTGGCAGTCTGTACTCCAGCCTTCTTCAGCACAGCTGGGTCAGACAGCGGAGGGTCAACCACGTGGTTTTCTACGATCAGTCGGTTGAACAGCTCGCCATCAAACTCGCCCTTAGCTTTGCCCTTAGCACGAGCCTGGCGGCGATACTCGATAACCTGCCCCTGCGTCATGGCAGAAATGATAATCTTGAATCCCTTCAGACGCGGCAACAGAACCTCGCCCTGTACTTCGTCTTGCGGGTTGTCGATAAGAAAATCCAGCAGAGTAACTGGAGTTTTGTCGATCTTTACATCTTCAGGCATTGTAGCCTCCCAATATGGTAGTTTGCACGAGCGGCTTGCTCGCGTTAGCTTCATTGTGCCGCAAATCGCGGATTTTGTCAATCTCACTCGGATACCAGATAATACCTGGCAGCGCCTTCTTAGTCAACTCTGGTATGGCGGACGCCAACTTGTCCTCACGAACTATGCCGGCCGTGACCAGCGGGACCTGATTCTTGGGGCGCGGTAGTAGAGTCGTCACAGCCACAATCCCCACCGGCGCATCCACGGACGGGTACGGTGTTCCTGCCATAATGACAGCCCGGCCATCAGCCAACTGCATAGCCACTGGATCATCCGGCTCCACGGAGGCGCTCCCCCAAACTACGCCATCAGCGGAATACAACAATGCGCCCATCCTGCCAATAGGGGTACTCACAACAATCGGCATTAGTCCACCACCCCAAAGTTGAGCTCAATCATCGCCCGCTCCCAAGGCTTTGTATCATAGGCCAGCTCCATACAGAAATCATCCTTGACTAGGCCATCTTCTAGGAGTGTCTCAGGCGTATGATATACGCCCTTCTTCATTACACAGATGTGCCCATCACAAACCCATCTATCGTCAACATACATATCCAACTGAAAGTGCTTGCCTGACTCGCCTTCATCTGAAGCGGTCGCCTCAATGTCAACATTGCCTTGCAGCCAGAGATACAAGTCGTCGCGGCTTAGTCGAGGTCTGCGGAATCTGTTTCTAATATTGCTAAAAATACCCATGGTCGCTTGTACTAGGAACCTGCTGGCCGGAGGCCCACTTGTCTCCGGCCCGCAAGCTAGACACGTTCACCCCCTAAATCTTCAGGTTGCTCTAATCCTATCGTAGTCTCGATGAAAACAACACAGCCTCTAGGATGCTGTAGACGAAGACGACCATGCTTCAGCAGGTCGATACGCTGTCTCTTACTCAGCCGCCATCCATAGTCCTGCAGAGCCTGCGCCACGAGCTTCTGCGTGTGTTCCAGGCAACCAGTATAGCTCTCCAGCTGAGAGGTCGGCGACCATAGCAGGGAGATTGTAGTGCTCTGCTTGTTCGGGCACAGGCAGCTTCTGAAAGCTGCGTTCTTAGTTATTGTCGGTATTCTAGTTTCCTTTCATCGCCAGTCTAGCGCGTTCCATATCAGTCAGGCCGCCATAGATTCCACTGTGCTGCTTGTACGGATTGATGCGCTCACGCTTGGTAGTTTCTAGCCCATAGTTCAAGCACTCAAGCTTCACCGGGCAGGAGGAGCAGATTTTCTTGGCCAGCTTCACACTGCCAGGATAACCGGCATGCCACAGGTCAGGGTCGTATCCCTTCGCACACTCGGCGTTGCTCGTCCATTCAGGGGTGCTTACCATTGGCGTGCCACCCAAGCATTGATGCCTGTAAACTCTTTATACTTGTGGTACAGTTTATTTCTTGTAGGCGAGGCCATACTTGGCCATCCAGTACGATACGGCCCAATGACAACCAAGTAGTCGCCCACAGTAAACCTGTAAGGCCGTCTACCAGGGTTAGTAGCAGCTTTGGCGAGCTGGAACTCAAGCTCAGCTTTACTAATCTCGTCTAGCTCCTCGAACAGCCCCCTAGCTACTACGGTAGCAACACGCTTGCTACTCCCTGCCACAGTTATACGTGCTGCTAGCAGCGGCATTTCGTCCTCACGCGGGTAAAACCATTGATACACAGTTGCCGTGTGACGATCTGCGCTGCTTTGGTTGTGGTTCTTACACCACGTTCGGCAGTCTGCGCAGTAAAACTTCTGTAGGTTTTCTTCTATCGGAGTGTCACACCTAGTACAGTAGTTCCAGAGCTTTACGCATGCATTCTTGCTCATACTTGGGTCGCCTCTACTCGTTCCATTTGATACAACTATTATGCCCTGGTTCTGGCTAATCCTGTGTAACAAGGTCGCCCCAAGACTTGGCAGACCACTTGCCATCAGCCTCAAACTGGATGGGCAGGTCGAAGCTATTAGCGGCCTGAGCCATACAGTCAGCCACAATCTTGGTCACCTCTTCCGCCTCGGCGGCGGGAACCTCGGCGATAAGCTCATCATGGACTGGGCAGACTAGATCTACGCCCGCCTTGTCAGCCAGCAGCATGGCCCGCTTGGACTGCATTGCAGCAGTGCCCTGCACTGTATAGTTCACCGCCGTGTACTCCTTGCCTGAATCAACAGTAACTTTGTGCCCAGTTGGTAGAATAACGTAGCCCCGCTGTTTGGCAGATTGTTCCAGCTGCCGAGCCCAAGCGGCTTGCTGGGGATAGGTTTTCTTGTACCTCTGGTCCACTTCTGTCATGTAAGCCTCGCCCAAACCAGTAATCGAACCCATCTTTGCTGCACCGGCCCCGTAGGCGGAACTAAACAGATACTGCTTGGTAGCCTGGCGTTCCTGGTCATGCTTGCCAATCTCTCGGCCAAACATAGAACTAGCCAGAGTGCAGTAGAAATCCTTACCAGAGTTGAACGCATCAATCAAGCCATTATCACGGCACAAGCCAGCTATAATCCTGAGCTCCTGCTGGCTATAATCACACGACACCAGGGCACTACCAGGGGCTGGAATGTACGCCCGCCTCACCATCGCATTGCGCTTGGGCAGCGTCTGCAGAGCGGGCTCAGTCACAGAGAACCGGTAGGTCCTGGCCTCGCAGCTATTGAAGCTAGGTCGAACCCTTCCATCAGGATAGATGAACTGCTCCACATTCTCGAAGTAACTGGTTTTTATCTTCATATTAGCACGATACTGCAGCACAGCCCTGGCCACATCATGATCAATACTAGACAGTACTTCTTTGTCCATAGACTGCATACCAGCCGCAGTAATCTTGAGCGGAATCTCAACACCGTGCTGATTGAACCAAACCAGCAGTTGCTGGGCAGAGTTCGGATTCTCTATACCAATACTCTGAAACCGCTGAACGGCATCATCACACCAAGTCTGCAGTCTCAGTTTTGTGTCCTCAATGTACTCGCCGTCAATCTTGAACCCGTGCTGCCGCATACGGTCACACAGCTCCCAGACCTTCAGCTCCAGCTTCAGTGCCTCAGCGAACTCAGAACCCTCAGCGAGCTCCAGCAGCTTGAAATACATGCGACAGCACAGCACTGGGTCAAGGGCAGAATATATAACGTAGATTGCCGCATCACCAGACAAGGTAATCGGGATAGTATCCCATCCCCACTTGTTCTGCTTCATCACCTGCTGCAGCTGCCACTGTGCTCCTGAGCTTCCCTCGCCCAGCAGCTTATCAGACAGCGGCTTGAGTGCCACAGACTCGCCAGGAATAAGGACCCGGCCCATAATCATCGTGTCAACAACACGGGTGCCAGGGAACAACTCACCATAACTGGAGCTGTAGCCACGGTTCCAAGCGTCAACACGGAGCCAATGCAAGTCAAAACTGGCATTGTGGAAGACCGGCGTGTACTTTGGTGAGGATAGGATGCTGTGCATCAGCCGGAACCCTTGCTCGGCATAAGGCGAGTCCTTCTCTACAGGGAGAACCCAGCCAGTCTCAGAGCTGCCAAACTGCATCAGACGAATCTGTGCGCCCTCGTCTCTAGGGTTCAGCCCAGTGGTCTCAGTGTCTAGACCGATAATCGGCGTATCCTTCACAAACTCGACTAGACGGGTGAACTCCTCCTCGGAGTCAACTAGTCTGAGGTCAGCGGTAATCACTTGAACTCCTCTCTTACGACTGCGGCCCAGTCAATGCTCTTCTCAACTATAGCGCTTTTCGTCTGCAAAAGCTCCATAACATGCCGGGTTTCCCGTGTGTCCGCGTACAAGTCAATCACGGTCACAACATCATGGACTTCGCTCTGGCCGATACGGTGGACACGGTTCTCAGCTTGGTAGTTATCAGTGCGGGACAGGGAGCGGTTGATGAACACAACCGTGTCAGCCCTGCCAAGACTGAACCCCTCCTTGCTAGCAGACAGCGAGCACAAGGCATAGTCGACCTTGCCAGACTGGAACAGCTCAGCCTGTCGGGCCTTCTCCTCGCCACCAGTCCCTCCAGCGATGAACGCATAGCTCAACTCTGCCTTGTCGAACCGCGCTTTTGCCAGCTCCAGGAGCTTCCGGCTCTGACTCATGACCACCACCCCAGGCTCAAGCTCGTCTAGCAAGTTCATCAGCTCGTCAAGCAACGGACTAGGCTCTGAGAGAATCACATCGTCGTTATCGTCTAGAGTCACAGTCGCAGTGCTCATCTGCAGCAGACGTGTCAGCTTGGTCATAGCGTCATTGGCCCGTATTACCCCTCCAGTCTCGCCAACCCAAAGTTCCAGCTCTTTGCGAAACTTAGCGATAGCCTTCTTTGAGGCGGTGGGTAGGTCAACCCGGCGCTCGGTGTAGATAATCGGCGGCAAGTCTTTCGCCACATCCTGCTTCCTCACCCGCCGCAGGTTCGGATAAACTATACTGTGAAAAGTCGCTATCCGCTCAGGGATAAGGTCGCCAAGCTCCAGCGCCCCGAAAGCGTTCCAAGTGTGCTCAAAGAACGTGTTCTCGAAGTGGCTCTTGGTCGGGAACTCCTCGGGCTTGCAGAAGTGCAGCTGAGGCCACAAGTCCATCCAAGACTTCTCAATCGGAGTCCCAGACAAGCAGATGCCAACCTCAGCCTGCTGCCGCAGCGCCCAAGCGGTCCGAGTCCGCTTAGCCTTGATTGACTTCATGTAGTGAGACTCGTCCGCCACAACCACAGAAAACTGAATATCGTTCAGCTCTTTCGGGCAAGTCTCGCACCGGGCAAAACTATACTTCTTTTCATCATGCAGTCTTGTGTCGCAGTGGACACATCTGCGTCGCTGAGGCAGTCCTGGCCATGATACCAGATTAGACAGAGACATTGCCGAGTCATAGCTAACAATCGCTAGGTCAAAGCCACTCAGCAAGCGTTCGCACTCCAACAGTTTCCTAGACTTGGTACCTGCGATTGTGACCACAGTCCAGTCAGGGAACCACTTCTCAGCTTCATCCTGCCAGACACCAGTCAGCGAGGCGGGGCAGATAACCAGCGCTCGGTTGTAAGCCTGCTCAGCGTTGTATTCATCAATGAAACTCAAGGCGCTCAGAGTCTTGCCCAGCCCAGGGTCAGCGGCAAGGACGCCACCGCCGCAACTGAAAAACTCTCG